AGGGCGGTGTGCACATGGGTGGACATATACATACTGTTCCTGACATCCAATCACTAGAAAAAAACAGTGGGGTACCCCTTGCTGAAAATCCTGATGTGGTTAAAGACTTTGATAAGGAATGACCCCCCTATGTGTTTCTATACAAAAAGTGGGTGGGGGTATATTTTTCTGACATTAACAGCTGTTAATGTGAAGCTTAACGAAAACTTACAATGAGATTAAACAAAGAGCCGATTAAACAGACGTATGAAGAGTGTATGGGGGCGTGTATGACTGAGAAGCAGAGGACTGTATTTCTTGTGATAGATGAGTATTGGAGGAACTTTGGGTATGGGCCTTCTATAGATGACATCATGTTTCATACTGGGGATAGGGGGCGGGGGAATGTTCATAGGGTTGTGAAGAAGCTCTGTGAGTTGGGGATATGCAGGCGGGCTAAGAATTCTGCTCGGAGTGTTAGGCCGTCTTATTTGAAACTGAGGAACTTGCCATGAAGTTTGTTAAGAAGCCTATAGTGATAGAAGCCACCCAGTGGTTTAAAGACGGTGATCACCCGATGGTATATCCGGCAACTAGTGGTAATGCAGACACTTGGTATGCCGATGCAGTTGGTGTGAAGTGCAAAGACCTTGGAATGATTGACACCCTTGAAGGTGCACATTACGTTATCCCGGGCGACTGGATTATCACTGGGGTGAAGGGGGAGCACTACCCATGTAAGGCTGAAATCTTTGAGATGACATACGAGCCTTATGAATAAAAAGCAACAACTGGAGAAGCAGGAAGAGATTGACTTGTTTGTCAGGAGGGTGATGTTTGCTTTGAATCTCCCGAGAGAAGAAGCGGAGGAAGCTGCTGAGACTTTCTTTAAGATGCCTTCTAACGAACAAGCCTCTTACCTTGACGACTTAGACGCATTAGAAGCCAGCCAACAGAGAGAAGAGGCTTTTGATGATTTCATTAAGTTTGCTCACTCGATGTGGCCGGGGTTCATTGACGGGCGGCATCACAAGGTAATGGCTCGGAAGTTTGAAGAGATCGCTACTGGGAAGATAAAGAGGTTGATCATCAATATGCCCCCACGGCATACGAAGAGTGAGTTTGCTTCGTATATGTTGCCGGCGTGGTTCTTGGGACGGGACCCTAGTAAGAAGATCATCCAGTGCTCGAACACTGCTGAACTGGCGGTAGGCTTTGGACGTAAGGTCAGGAACTTGGTGGCCAGTGAGCCGTTCTCTAAGATATTCCCCAATGTTAATCTGAGGTCAGACAGTAAAGCCGCCGGCCGTTGGTCTACGAATAAGAACGGGGAGTATTTTGCGATTGGTGTAGGTGGTACAGTGACTGGTAAGGGTGCTGATCTTTTAATCATTGACGACCCCCACTCTGAGCAGGAGGCCGCCCTTGCCTCCGGTGATCCTTCGGTCTTTGATAAAGTTTATGAGTGGTACACCTCTGGACCGCGCCAGCGTCTACAGCCTGGAGGAGCGATCATTGTCGTGATGACGCGCTGGGCTAAGAGGGATCTAACAGGAAGGATCCTTCAGTCCTCTATAGAGAAAGACGGGAATGACGATTGGGAGGTCATTGACTTCCCTGCGATATTACCGAGTGGTAAACCCCTATGGCCAGAGTTCTGGAGCCTAGAAGAACTCGAAGCCCTGAGATCTGAACTGCCTGCATCTAAGTGGAACGCCCAGTACCAACAAAGCCCAACGAGCGAACAGGGCGCGATTGTTAAGAGAGAGTGGTGGAAAGAGTGGAAAGAAGAGGATCCTCCGAAGTGTGAGTTTCTGATCCAGTCTTGGGATACGGCGTTCACGAAGAACGAGAGATCTGACTATTCAGCTTGTACGACTTGGGGTGTGTTTTATTTAAATGAAAACCAGAATGACGCGAACATTATTCTCTTGGATGCGTTTAAGAGAAGGATGGAGTTTCCTGAACTGAAGGAAAAGGCGTTCAACCACTATAAAGAGTGGGAGCCAGATGCGTTTATTGTTGAGGCAAAAGCGTCAGGAGCGCCGTTGATCTTTGAGTTGAGGGCGATGGGAATTCCTGTTCAAGAGTTTACGCCATCTAGGGGTAATGATAAGATGGTGAGGATCAATTCTGTATCTGATTTGTTTGCCAGTGGTAAGGTTTGGGCACCGGCTACGCGCTGGGCTGATGAGTTGATGGAAGAGATGGCTGCGTTTCCAAACTCTGACCATGATGACTTAGTTGACTCTGCCACGCAAGCTCTGATAAGGTTCAGAAAAGGCGGGTTTATACGCTTGCAGACTGACGAAGAGGACGAAGTTCGCTCGTTTAGACGCAAGGTTTCTTACTACTAAGGATAAATATGTCCATTGAAAAATCACTTTACGCCGCACCAGAGGGTATTGAGTCCCTAATGCCTGAAACAGAAGACGATCAAGGTATTGAGATCGAGATTGTTGACCCTGAAGAGGTGACAATTAACATGGATGGTGTGGAAATTCAGATTGGCGGCGAAGATGATGAGGATTTTGACGCTAACTTAGTTGAAATTCTTGATGATTCAGTGGTGACTGGGATAGTGACTGACCTAGTTGGTGACTATGACGATGATGTCAACTCAAGAAAAGACTGGATGCAGACGTATGTAGACGGTTTAGAGCTCTTGGGGATGAAGATTGAAGAGAGAGCCGACCCTTGGATTGGTGCTTGCGGGGTTTATCACCCGTTACTGTCAGAAGCTTTGGTGAAATTCCAAGCCGAGATCATGATGAGCACGTTCCCTGCTGCGGGACCGGTGAAGACCCAGATTATCGGTAAAGAAACCCCCGAAAAGAAAGACGCCGCCGTCCGTGTTCAAGACGATATGAACTATCAGTTGACCGATGTCATGACTGAGTTCAGGCCAGAGCACGAGAGGATGGTGTGGGGACTGGGATTGTCGGGTAATGCTTTTAAGAAAGTGTACTTTGACCCCAACTTTGACCGCCAGACGTCTATATTTGTGCCGGCCGAAGATCTGGTTGTTCCTTATGGTGCGTCTAATATCCAGACATCCCCCCGTGTTACGCACGTTATGCGTAAGACTGAGAATGAGCTGAGAAAACTACAGGTTGCTGGGTTCTACGCTGACATTGACTTGGGTGAACCCAATAATATGTTGGATGAAGTAGAGAAAAAGATTGCCGAGAAGATGGGATTCCGCGCTTTATCGGATGACCGCTATAAACTTCTTGAGATAAACGTAGATCTGGACATCCCAGGTTACGAACACACCGATAAAGACGGCGAACCCACGGGAATCGGCCTGCCTTATATTGTGACCATTGAACATGGAAGCATGAAGTGTTTGGCTATCCGCAGGAACTGGAAGCAAGGCGATAAGTTACACACAAAGCGCCAGCACTACGTTCACTATGGTTATGTGCCCGGCTTTGGATTCTATTGTTTTGGTCTGATTCACCTTGTCGGAGCATTTGCCAAGTCTGGTACGTCTATTCTGCGCCAGCTGGTGGACGCAGGGACACTGGCCAACTTGCCCGGTGGATTTAAGACTCGCGGTCTTCGAGTTAAAGGTGACGATACACCGATTGGTCCAGCTGAGTGGCGCGATGTTGACGTACCAAGCGGGACTATTGCCGATAACATCATGGCTCTACCCTATAAAGAGCCATCACAGGTATTGGCTGCTTTGTTAGATAAGATTGTTGACGAAGGCCGTAAGTTTGCGTCTGCCGCTGACATCCAAGTTGCTGATATGTCGGCCAACTCTCCAGTAGGAACGACACTGGCCATCCTTGAGAGATCCCTTAAGGTGATGACAGCTGTTCAGGCTCGTATTCACTATTCGTTCAAGCAAGAGCTGGCACTCCTAAGAGACATCATCCGCGACTTCACTCCTGATGAATACTCTTACGAGCCCGAACAAGGAAGCCGCAAAGCCAAGAAGTCTGATTACGACTTAGTTGATGTGATTCCTGTGAGCGATCCCAATGCGGCCACGATGGCTCAGAAGATTGTCCAGTATCAAGCGGTGATCCAGCTGGCCCAGCAAGCGCCACAGATTTACAACTTACCTCAGTTACACCGCCAGATGTTAGATGTGTTGGGAGTCAAACACGCTGATAAGTTGGTGCCGTTGCCTGATGATGAGATGCCAAAAGATCCGGTGAGCGAAAACATGGCGGCTTTGAATGGCGAGCCACTGAAGGCGTTTATTTCCCAAGACCAACAAGCTCACATCGCGGTTCACCAGACGTTCATGCAAGACCCTGTGATCATGCAGACAATTGGCCAGAACCCCAAGGCCAACCAGATCATGGCCTCACTACAGGCGCACATTGCCGAGCACTTAGGCTTCTACTACAGAACAATGATCGAGAAGCAAATGGGTGTGCCGCTCCCAGCTCCTGATAAGCAATTGCCTGATGATGTGGAAGTCCAGCTGTCTCAATTGATTGCACAGGCGAGTGCTCAGTTGTTACAGGCTAATCAAGCACAGGCCCAGCAGGCGCAAGCTCAGCAGATGGCACAAGATCCTTTGGTACAGATCCAACAGGCTGAGTTGCAGATCAAGACACAAGAGGCACAGCGTAAGGCTCAAAAGGATGCGACTGACGCCCAGCTTAAGCAGTCACAACAGCAGATTGAACGCGAGCGAATCATGACCCAGAAGGAGATTGATATGGCGCGGATTCAGGCGACTGTACAGAAAGATCAGATGGAACTGGCTCAAGATGCCCAATCAGAGAAGAACAAACTGATGGCTGACATGATGAGGAACAACAAATGATCGACAAGTATCTAAAACTTCTAGCTTCAAAGATAGATGACAAAGTATCCCAACTCCAAATGTCAATAGCTGATGGCAAGGCTGAAGACTATGCGGAGTACAAGAAGATGTGCGGAGAGGTGAAAGGTCTACTCACTGCACGTTTATACATCATAGACCTACAGGAAAGAGTAACGAACGATGACGATGACGAGTGAGATTTCTAATCTCGACATTACCAAGGCAGTGGATTTATCCAAGATCTTGAACACAAAGCCAGAGGAGAAGGCTAAACAACTTCCCCGCCCATCTGGTTACAGAATCCTTTGTGCTATCCCAGAGATAGAGAAGGAATATGGAGAGTCCGGACTCGTAAAAGCGGAAGAAACTCTCATGATTGAGGAAACCCTGACTACTGTGTTGTTTGTAGTAGACATGGGCCCAGATTGCTACAAGGACGCAAGCCGATTCCCATCTGGCCCGTATTGCAAGAAGGGTGACTTTATCTTGATTAGACCCAACTCAGGAACGCGACTGGTCATTCACGGCAAGGAATTCCGTGTGATCAATGACGATTCTGTTGAGGGAGTAGTAGACGATCCTCGCGGCATTCGCAGAAAGTAAGGAACGACATGGCTGAATTTAAATTTCCCGATGAGAAGGATGACATCAAAGTCACCACTGAAGACGATCAAACTGATGAGCAGATCATCATTGACGTAGAAGACAACACGCCAGAGGAAGACCGTAATAAGGAGCCTTTGCCGGAAAAAGTGAAGGAAGAGCTCTATAACGATGAGCTTGAAGACTACTCTACCAAGGTTAAGAAGAAGCTGATTCAAATGAAGAAGCTGGCTCACGATGAACGCCGTGAGAAAGAGAACGCTTTGCGAGAGCAGCAAGAGGCTATTTCGTTTGCCCAGCGGGTGATGGAAGAGAACAAGCGCCTCAAATCTAACCTCAATAACAGTGAGAAGAACGTACTGGCTACGGTTCAGAAGGCTGTTGAGATGGAGATGAATGAGGCCAAGCGCGCGTACCGTGAAGCTTATGACTCTGGTGATACTGATAAGGTGATGGAAGCGCAAGAGCGTCTTACCCAAGCAACCCTAAAAGTGGAAAAAGTTAAAAACTTTAGGCCACAGCCTTTACAAGAGCAAGAAACTCCTGTACAAATGCAACCACAACCAGTCCAACAGGTTCGTCCCGACCCTAGTGCGCAAGCATGGCAAGCGGAAAACCCTTGGTTTGGAGAAGATGAAGAGATGACAAGTCTGGCTCTTGGCCTCCATGAAAGGCTAAAGAGAGAAGGTGTTGCAGTTTCATCACAAGAGTATTACCGCAGGATAGACGCAACCATCCGCAAGCGTTTCCCAGAGAAATTTGAGGAAGAAGCGGAACAAGAAAGTCGCCCAGTGCGCAAAAGCTCGGTGGTAGCACCAGCTACACGGTCAACTGCACCTAAGAGGGTTCGTTTGAATCCATCTGAATTGAACTTGGCCAAGAAACTTAATTTAACGCCCGAGCAATATGCCAAGGCGAAACTTGAAATGGAGGCCTGAAAATGGCTGAAAACAGAAAACCGCGTGAACTTGAAGATAGATTGATGGCTGAACGTCCTAAACAGTGGCAGCAGGCCGAACTTCTACCTGAACCCGACAAGCACCCGGACTATGCGTATCGTTGGATTCGTGTTGCTAATCTGAATGCAGCTGACCCTCGTAACCTTTCAAGCAAACTGCGTGAAGGCTGGGAGCCAGTTACTATTGAAGAGCAACCAAAATTTAGACTGTTAGCTGATCCCAATAGTCGATATAAAGACAACATTGAGATTGGCGGGCTGTTACTCTGCAAGACTCCAAAAGAGTTTGTTCAACAACGCAATGCACACTTTGCGAAGATGACTCAATCTCAGACAGAGGCCGTAGACAATAGCCTTATGCGTCAGAGCGATCCGAGAATGCCTCTCTTTAGGGAGAATAAGTCCTCGTCTAGCTTTGGCAAAGGTGCTTAAATTTTTTTAGGAGTCTTAAATGGCATTCCCTACCGTTTCTAAGACGTATGGCCTGAAACCAATCAACCGATTGGATGGCTTGCCTTACGCCGGAGCGATCCGTCAAATCCCTATTGCGGCCGCTTACGCTACTGCAATTCTCAACGGCGATACAGTTCAAGTTGACACCAACGGCTACTTGATCGCTAACACCACTTCCAACTCTGGCGACAGCATTGGTGTGTTGGTTGGTTGTTCGTACACTAACTCTTCAGGCCAGCCTGTTCAGGGTCAGTTCTACCCAGCCGCTACCTCTACATCAACAGCTTTGGCTTTTGGTTACGTTGTGGATGATCCTAACGCAGTGTTCAAGGTTGTGGCCAGCAGCGGTCAAACCACAGTGCCTACGGCTTTTAGCCGCGCGCTGGTTGGTGCAAACGTTGCTTTGTCTATCAACACTGGTAGCACTATCACTGGTGATTCGTACTATGGTATTGACGGTGCTTCCGCCGGTACTACAGCTACCCTTCCCATCCGTGTGGTTGACGTTGTGCCCGATACTGCAACTGGCCCTGCCAATGCAACCGCCACGACTTACTACGAATTTTTGGTCAAGTTCAACTTGCACCAATACACTGACACCACTGGTGTTTAAGGAGTAAATAATGGCTATTTCACGCGCACAACTGCTTAAAGAGTTGCTCCCAGGTCTGAACGCTTTGTTCGGTCTGCAATACGCAACTTACGATCAAGAGCACAAAGAGATCTACGAAACTGAGACATCAGAGCGTAGCTTCGAAGAAGAGACTAAACTCTCTGGCTTCTCTGCCGCACCAGTCAAGAACGAGGGCTCAGCCATCGCTTATGACAATGCACAGGAAGCATGGACTGCTCGATACAACCACGAAACCATTGCTTTGGGCTTCAGCTTGACTGAAGAGGCTATCGAAGATAACTTGTATGACTCTTTGTCTGCTCGTTACACGAAAGCTTTGGCCCGTGCTATGGCTTACACCAAGCAAGTTAAAGCCGCCGCTGTGTTGAACAACGGTTTCAGCTCTAACTACCTCGGTGGTGACGGTGTCGCTTTGTTCAGTGCATCACACCCCTTGATCACTGGTGGTGTTAACAGCAACATTCCTTCTACTGCAGCTGACCTGAACGAGACTTCCTTGGAAGCCGCCGTTATTCAGATCTCCTTGTGGACAGACGAGCGTGGCTTGTTGATCGCCGCTAAGCCTAAGAAGTTGGTCGTTCCTTCTTCATTGCAATTCGTTGCTACCCGCTTGCTCGAAACCGAGTTGCGCGTTGGTACAAATGACAACGACATTAACGCATTGAAGAACAACGGTTCTATTTCTGAAGGTTACTGCGTTAACCACTTCTTGACCGATACTAACGCTTGGTTCTTGACCACAGAC